CCTATGACTCTAAGCTAGATGCCTTTATCGCACCCAAGCCATACCCTAGCTGGCAACTAAACGAAGAAACCTGTCGGTGGGAGCCTCCAACACCAAGACCTGAAAACGGTTTTACACATTTCTGGAACGAAGCAACGCTGGCTTGGGAGCTGGCAGACTTCTCGGAGTCTAACTAATGGCTGAGGAAACAACTGGGGTACGCATTACCCAGCAAGCAATTTATGCCAAGCAACTTGAGCATGGGGAAACCCTAGTCAAAATCCTTGAGAAGTTGGACCACCTAGATCAAGTGCCAGACAGACTCAGAGAAGTAGAGCTAACCCTTGCTCGACTTGCCTGGATTGAAAAGATTGCCTACACAGGACTAGCGGCTGGTGTCACAGGTCTTGCTTCTGCACTGTTTAGCTTGCTATTAAAATAAGACTTTAGGAATAGGAAATCATGATTAGCCCAGCCAATTACAACATCAAGTCTTACCAAGGTGCTACCTACGACCTGAGCCTCACCTATTCGATTGGTGGCACAGCAGTAAACCTGACTGGCTACACTGCTGCAATGCAGGTAAGAGAAAACGCCAGTTCCTCTGCCACTATCCTCAGCGTGACAAACGGCAGTGGCATCACCCTTGGTGGAACTGCTGGAACTATCCTTGTCAGTATCTCTGCAAGCACTATGGGAGCCGCTGCCCCTGGCTTCTATGTTTACGATCTTGAGCTAAACTCTGGCAGTCAGGTGACAAGACTCATTCAGGGCAACTTTGCCATCCAAGCCGAAGTCACTCGCTGATGCCAACAGTAACCCTAGAGGTTGTTGAGTCCACTACACAGCTTCTAGTTACAAGCACCAGTGCCGATGTCAATGTTACAGAAACTTACGCCACTCTAACGCTTGGCAACTCTGGACCACAAGGCTCGACTGGTGCTACTGGTGCAACAGGATCTAGCGGAGTTATTAGTGTCACATCACCTATTACAAACTCAGGCACAAGCAGTTCAGCAACTTTAGGTATTGACCAAACTCTGCTTGCTCTTAGCCAGAGCCAAGTCACCAACTTAACTACAGACTTAGCAGCTAAAACAAACACCACGACTTTGACTGGGGTAAACAACCAGTCCACATCGGTAGTGGACACAATTAGTAGAGCCATTGGTTATGCCAACATTGCTGCAACTGCAGGAACCCAATACTTTATCTTTTTTACCCCTAGCCAAAATGTCACAGCTACACAGGTTTCAATGGCCTCTAACACCACAGGGTCAAATGGTTTAACTCTTGCTCGCATGGGGCTTTATACCTTTGACGGAACCACAGCCACTCTTGTTGCTCGTACAGCTTCTGATACCACATTATTTAACTCAACAAGCACTTTATACACTCGTTCTTTTGACACTACAGGTGGCTACCCAAGCAGCTACACCCTTACTGCTGGTACTCGATACGCTCTTGGTGTAATTCAGGTCGGTTCAACAGCAGCCTCTTTTGCTGGCGTGACAGGAAACACTTTGATTACAAACCTTGCTCCTAGAACTATTGGCTCGGTTGCATCGCAGACCGACTTGCTCACGACCAGGAACACCTTTACTGCTGCCAGCCAGCTTCTATGGGGAAGGTTTAGCTAATGAACATTGAGTTAAAAGACCTTGGGGTAATTGACGGATTGCAAACTTGGGAAGTTAGCAACGCTGATACTGGCGAGGTTATTGGGTATAATCAAACAACGATAGAGGAATAATGAGATTTCCATTTGACAAGCCAATCCCAAAAATCAGCTCATCTTTCGGTTGGCGTATTCACCCAATCGAGAAGCATCGCAAGCATCATAACGGCGTGGACTACGCTGCTGCTGTTGGCACACCTGTAAAAGCTATTGAAGCTGGCAAGGTTATCTTTGCCGGACCATCTACCCTAAAGTTCCCTAACGGTGAACCTGCTGGTGGTGGCTACTTGGTCAAGATTCAGCACAAGGTTAATGGCGAGTGGATTACATCTGCTTACATGCACCTAGCCAAAGGCAGTATCCGAGTCAAAAAGAATCAGCTAGTCACCGAGGGTGTCATCATCGGACTATCTGGCAACACAGGCGAATCAACCGGACCACACTTACACTTCGAGATCCAGCGTGGCAAGAACTACATCTGGACAAACAACGGCACCAGGTACACTGAGCCAACAAGCTACATCAAAACACAGATAGCAATGGAGAAAGTAAAGTGAAGCAGTTTATTGAAAGACTAAAGACCGAGGACTCAATCAGACAGCTAAAGGCTGCCCTTGGTTCCTACCTAAGAGCTGCCCTTGCTGCTGTCGGTGCAATGCTGTTAGCTGGCATCGAGGACCCAAGCAAGATCACTGTTTCAGCTTTGCTTGCAGGATTGCTCGGCCCACTAATCAAAGCACTCGACCCTAACCAGGATGAGTACGGCATTGGTGCCAAGGTTGAGCAAGCAGTCAAGCCTACTGAGCCTGATTCTGGCGAATAAGCCCTAAACAGCCCTATAAGGCTTATACAGGGCTTTACAGCCTTGGCAAGGGTATCAGTCTAGGCAGGTCTTTTCAAGCCCTCTACGAGCCTTACAGCGAGTCAGTTTGACCTGAGCTTCTGCCTATCCTCAGTGGTTGTGCCACCCCAGATACCAACCATGTGGGCTGACAGGGCATAGTCCAAGCACAATGCCTTGACCGGACAGTCATTGCAGACTTCCTTTGCCACTGCAACTAACTTCTTTCGCAGATAGAGATCTGGCTCATCCTCTGGGAAAAAACACTCAGGCAACTGGCTACATTGAACACCCCCATTTTCAGTTATGGCGTGTTGGAGTTCAATGTATTTTCTTTCAAGTTGTCTTGTCATAGGGTCACCCTAGAGTAATCTCAAGACAAATGGCAAATCCACGCCGAGAGAGTTAGCGTGGATTGCCCGACAAGGAAAGAGAGGGAAACCTTGCCAGTATCAAAGCTACCAACCGAGATAAACGAGTTGCAGGATGCAGTCCTACTTGGTGACTTTGCCAACGGATCACCAGAGTGGCACTCACTACGCAATGAACCAGGTGCAGTCGGTGGTTCAGACATCGCTGCTATCGCCGGACTCAGCACTTGGGAATCAGCCATAACAAAGTGGGCTAAAAAAACAGGACAGATTCCTGATGAAGTCGAGCCAAACATGAGCCTGAAGCTCGGCACAAAACTTGAGTCACCTATCTTGGAACTGTTTGCAGATGAGCACCCTGAGTTGGAGATTTACGAAACAGGCACATGGGCCAACAAGACCTACAACTGGGCAAGAGCAAACCTTGATGGGCTTTACAAAGATGCCGATGGCAACTGGGGCATCATCGAGGTCAAGTTCTCCAGGGATTACTGGACACAAGTGCCACAGAGTTATCGAGCACAAGTGCTTTGGTACATGAAAGTCTTTGGCATTAGGCGAGCAAAGCTTGTTGCACTTGCAGGCTCTAGCTACATGGAGTTTGACATTGAGTGGGATGAGTTTGAGGCAAACACACTTTGGGATTCTGCTCTTAGATTCCGGCAAGCTTGCCTAGATCTAAAGATGCCTGACTGGGATGGGTCGAACTCAACGCTGGAAACTATCCGAGCACTCAGCCCTAACATCGAGGATGGCGAGGTTGACCTGGATGAGCTGGGAGTGCATTACTTCAATGCTGTCAACGATGCTGAAAAGGCTAACAAGCTACTGACAGACCTCAAGGCTAGAGTTATCAAAGCAATGGAAGGCAAGAAACGAGGCATTATCTACGGCGAGCACTCGCTCAGTCTGAGATCAAGAGCTGGTGGGGCACCTTACCTACACCATGAGAAGGGAAAGTAAATGGCACAGTTCAACCTCAACGATTACGAAACAGTTGAGCAACGCATCAAGCGTTTCTACAAGGACAACCCTGACGGCAGAATCATTACTGAGAATCAGACAACGCTGCAAGACCGACAGGTAAGCACCTGGGTAGTGATGGCAAGCATCTACCTAAACAACGAAACCGACAAGCCAAAGGCAACAGGTCTGGCTTTTGAGGTTGATGGTCAAGGCATGGCAAACAAAACATCTGCATTAGAGAACGCAGAAACATCTGCCATTGGTAGAGCACTTGCTAATGCCGGCTACTCAGGCAACAAGCGAGCCAGCCGAGAGGAAATGGCCAAGGTTGCAAGAGATAAGAAACCATCTGCAACTGCTAAAGACTGGCTTGCAATGGCAGCAGAATTAGGCAATGACCTTGATGGTTTACGCTTGCTTTACAGCGAAGCCAAGACCGGTGGTGCTGACTCAGCAACGCTAGACAAGATCAAGGAAATTGCCAATGGACTATCAGGCCCAAAGGATTCTGCTTAGCTCGATACTCGAAGTGCAGGAGTGTCTGCAACAGCAGTTTGACCGAGGTGAGCTTGACCTTGTATCACAGCTATGGCAATTACAACGAGAGAAAGCTAGAAGGCTAAGAGATGGAAATTATTACACCAGGCCACATAGTCCAGGAGCTTCAACGCATAACCCAGGAGATGGACAAGGGAGCTAACGCACTCTACGATGCCGAGTGCAAGATGGCAGATGCTGAGGCTGCTTATGACAAGGCAGTATCTTTAGCCTTTATCAACAACGCTGGGACTGTGGCAGACCGGCAAGCTGTGGCTAAGTTGCAAGCAGTAGAGGAAAAGCTAAAGGCTGATCTAGCCAAAGCCGAATACAACAGGGTCCGAACCAAGCTAAAAACCTTGTCAGATCAAGCCACAATGATGGCAGTCATCAGTAAAAATGTCGAAATACAGTGGAAACACGCCTAGCTGGTAGCCTTCTTGGGTGATTGCCGAAACCTGTAGCTGTGGTGCCAAGTTCAAAACTGATGAACCTCAGCCAGTCAAACTTGTCCGAGAGTGGCGTAGAAAACATACTTGCCAGGAGCAAGACATTGCAGACACACCTACCAGCGGTCTATCTGACACACAGCTTGCGATGGGATTCCAACCAGGCGAGATGCCGGCAAAGAAACATGACCCTTGGGAAGATGATGAATAAGAAAAGCTTCCAGAAGTTCCTAGATCGAGATAAGTGTTGCTCGCATTGTGGCACTACCGATGACACTCTTATCCCTCAGCATCGAAAGAACCGAGGCATGGGTGGCAGCAAAGACCTAGACAGGGCAAGCAACATCATTGTGCTTTGCTCAGAGGCTAATGGCTTGCTTGAGTCAAACAGCAAGTTTGCAGAGCTGGGCAGGAAGTTTGGCTGGAAGCTCGAACGCTGGCAAGAACCTGAAACTACCCCTGTTTACATGGGCAACGGCTGGTTTCTGCTAGACAACGATTACAACACGCATGAGGTTGAGCATGATGTCGAATACTTTTAGAGTGCTAAGGTAAACCATAACTAAATAAAAGGCCCCCCTGAGATAACTCAAGAGGGCCGATACCAACAAGTCGGTGTTGGCATCACTCAATTATAGTGTGCCAACCTTTTAGAGGAAGGCACATTTGTGTTTAACTGGAACAATAAAAACCTCGCTGAGGTGCTGTCAATGTACGGCGGCAACATCTTTATGGCTGAGATGGATTACCAGGCTATGGGACTCGACAACGGCGAGTGGGTGATGCTTGTCAAAGAGGGGTACGATAACAAAGTCATCAGCCCAACTGTCATGATGCTGATGGCTGAAAGAGCAGCTGCAAAATGAGTGGCGTTTACAAAATCTACCGGCATGATTCACAGCCCTTTGCCCAAGTGCCTAACAGTGCAATCAGAGATCCACAGATAAGCCCAAACGCTTTTAGATTGCTCGCTTACTTGATGAGCCACAAAGAGGGCTATGAGCTTACTTATGGTCAGATTGAAAGACAGACAACTCTAGGTAGGTATGCCATCAACGAAGCAATCAAGGTGCTGACCGACAAGGGCTGGCTCAGGACTGAAAGAACCAAGAAGGACAACGGCCAGTTTGGTCCGACATCGTTTCACATACTTGACCCAGAGGCTGTTCATTCCATAGCGGATGACTCCAGCGTGGGTGATTCCACTATGGAACAGCCAACGGACAATAAGAATACTAATTACTTAGAGAATACTAAAACTAAAGAAAAACACTTAGAGGCATTTGAAACATTTTGGTTGCTTTACCCCAAACGCATAGCTAAAGCTGACGCTCTAAAAGCCTGGAACAAAGCAATAAAGAAAAAAACCGCTGATGAGTTGATTGCACTGACCAAGGCATACTCAGAGAGTAAGCTACCCGACATGACCTACATTCCCTACCCAGCATCCTGGCTCAACAAGGGACTCTATGAAGCTGTTGAGGTCCAAGAAAACAAACCGCTGCAAAAGCTAAAGATTGGCAAGTGGCATGACTGAGTTTGAGCTATCGGTAATCGGCTCCATCCTGCTGACCAACGGCAAGGCACTCGATGACCTGACCTTGGCACCGGATGACTTCCTAGATCCAAGCCATGAGATTATCTACAAGACCATGCTTGAAATGAAGCACCACCGAAACCCCATAGATGTTGTCACAGTGGGATCAAGGCTGCCAAAGCTTGCCAGCTATCTCCATGACTGTGTGACTGCAACACCAACACCCAACAGCGTGAACTTCTACGCCAGCAAGGTTGTAGAGGAAAGCACCAGACGCAGACTAAGCACCACCGCTGCTGTCATCAGCGAAACAGCCAAGCACTCTGACCTGGCAGAGGTAATGGAAAAGGCTAAGAAAAGCATTGACGGAATCATCGAGCGAAACATTGCAATCAAGCCAAGCTATGTTGATGATGAACTAATCCCCTACCTTGATGAGCTAGACAAGCCACGCAACTATCCCCTGACACCTTGGGACCAGCTCAACAACATCATCGGTGGGTTGCGACCAGGTGCCCTTTACATCATCGGTGCTCGACCAGGTGTGGGTAAGACGATAGTTGGAGTGCAGTTAGCCTGGCACTTATCCAAGTCTGGCCCTGTGTCTTTTCACAGCCTTGAGATGGGCAAGACTGAACTCTATAACCGCATCATTGCAATGGAAGCCTCTGTGTATCTTGGCAACATTGAAAAGGGAACCATCAGAGATCATGAGTGGCAAAAGATAGCTCAAACAATTAGACAGACCAAACATGAGCTTGCCATCCATGACAAGTCAGGGCAGACCATGCAGCAGATTAGAGCACTCGCAAACAGCGTAAAGTCTGATGGCAAGCTAAAAGCCATTGTTGTTGACTACCTTGGCTTGATTCAAGACACCGAGAAGGGCAGAAAACGCTATGAGATGATTACCGACATCTCCATCGGACTAAAGAACCTTGCTAGAGATCTAGAAGTGCCGGTCATTGCCTTAGCCCAGCTCAACCGAGGACCAGAGCAACGAAAGAACTCAGAGCCAGACATGGCAGACCTTAGAGATTCAGGTGGCATCGAGCAGGATGCCGATGTTGTTATCTTGCTGCACCGAGAGCAGGTTGAGGGTGACATGGAGTGGGAGCGTTCCCAGATGATTCTCAATGTTGCAAAGAACCGACATGGCACCACAAATAAAGCGTGGCTCAAGTTCGAGGGTCACCATGCCAGAGTTGTTGAGGGCTAGGATTATGGCGTGGATGACAATGTGGCACTGTGCTGCCGATGTGGTGCAACTTGGAAAGTCAACACCCATAAGCGAAAGAGGAAAGACCTCAAGTGCCAGTCCTGCCGGATGCACCGAGCCTTGGTCATCAAGTATGGCTCTGAAAAGTGCATCCCTTGGCAAGGCGAGTTTGATAAGGCAACCCTCACCATCCCAATCTTTGATGGCCAGCCAGTCCTACCTGGCATTAGATCTTGTGGGCACACAGACTGCACCAACCCCAATCATGTCTTAGGTGACCACTAGAGTAAACAAAACAACAAGAGATAAGGAAAAGAGATGGCAAGTATCAAAGTAAAGGGCACTGTTAGCCGAGTATTCTACGAGGGCAAAGGGCTAGAAGTATCAGAGCAGTTTCAGACCAAGGCTGGCGAGTCAATCACCAAGCGATACACAGTTTGGCTAAAGTCACCAACAACCTTTGACATCGGTGACGAGATACAGGTTGAGGGTCTTTATTCAGCCGAGATTGACAACTGGATCAACAAAGAGGGTGAGTCTAAGTCAAGCATCAAGGTGAGTATCAACAACCCTTACATCACCCCTGCTGACCCAGCTCAGTTGGTCAAGTCATTGTTTGAGCCGACCCACGAGCCAACACCCTTTTGAAAAATCTCCGATGGCTAGTCCCAGCCCTAACCGCTGGTGTTCTTGTAAACCTATCCTTGAATACCACTAGCGTTCTTGGTGGTCTGGGGCTGGCCTTCGGTATTCTCTACACCATTGCTGCCATACTTGGAGCATGGGAACTACATGGCAGAGGTAAGCCTTAGCGTTATCGGTGATCCTGCCAGCCAAGGCTCTCACGCAATCATGCAGGGCCGGATAGTCCAGGTCAACAGCAAGAAACACAAGGCTTGGCGAAACGCCATAACCCAAACAGCCCTAGAAACCCTGCCACCGGACTGGCAACCCATTGATGAGCCATGTGAGCTTATTGTCAACTTTTATATGCCAAAGCCAGCATCAGTAAAACGCTCATTGCCTACTGTCAGCCCAGACCTCGATAAGCTCATTAGGGCTGTTGGAGATAGCCTCACAGATTCAGGCGTGGTGCTGGATGACAGCCGCATTGTCAGGATCTCAGCCAGGAAGCTCTACGCCATAGGCATCGAGCCTGGGGCCACAATCCTTGTAAAAACGCTCGAATAGCGACACGCCGAAAAACGCAAAAAAACCTAAAAATCTCCCAAAAAACTCAAAAAACAGGTATAGAGTTTAGACATGGCCCAAGGGGGGCCGGTTAGGAGATTCA